GGACTCTATATAGGTTTCACAACCTATATAGAGTTCCATTTGATTAGATATTGTCCGTTTAGCACCGGACCATGCTTTTCTTAATTTTATTGAATACTTACATTCCGAATAAGTATAGTAGTCTCCTTTCAGGTTATTATTATACCCTGTCTGGAGTGTCTACTTTATTCCTAATAAGTTTCACCCCTTATTAGTTATGTTTAAGTTTTAGTGTCTATAAGCACCTTGGTATTAGGTTCTTTGACCCTATTACCAATGAGTAGCTAACCTAAGTATACGTTTTTCGAGCCGTATATATTGCTTAATGTATTCATTATTATTTATTTTATCTCGTTGATAAAGAATTATTAAAACAAGAGAATTTGCTAAATTTCTTAAATCGTCAACAAGGCGCAGTTTACTTTATTTTTCTGTTAAAAATATTAACCAATTTTATTATTGCTTCAACGGTAAATTTGTACTTGATTAAAGTCAGGAGTACATTACCCGTGTTTAGCTTACGATTTACGAATTTAATTAAATTGGAAATTTGATTGTAATGATTTAGATTTGACAATTCAATTGCTTAGAAGAATCCCACTTTATTAATATGTTTCATCTATTATAGATGCACTCGCACAAGACGAGCAAACGCATCTTAGATGTGTAACTATTATTGAAGAACAATTGGTCTTCTGGATTTTGATTAATGCAACGTACCGCATGTTATAAATCCCAATACTCTTCAAAGTACCCTTAGTTTCAGCACGTACCAGCGTGTAGGGAGTTGCTTCCCGTGATTTATATAAGGCTATGCTTTGAGATGAGGCATTTAGATTGATGATTTCAACTTTTTATTTATTTACGTGATTGTTATTTTTAGCTTTTTAAGTTACTGATATTAACCCTTTTCTTTTAACTATGTTTACTTACAACTTTTCAGGAGAAATAATCACAAATGCAACACGAGGGTTCTGGTTATTAGCAGTAGTGCTAGTAATTTCAGTTGTGTATTATTTTATGCACATAAACGCTATTACTTTGCTTTCCCAATCGGGAAAAGCAGAGCGTATCGCAAGATTTGAGTCGAAGAAGAAGAAGGATCGCAAAGCCAAAGAGCGTAAAGCGATTTCTTTTCAACAGAAGCTTAATTATATTGCAGAATGCAAAAAACATTCTGTTAAAAACAACAACACCAAGAAACAAGTTTCGAATAGGAAATGTCTTGATTCCCAGTCAGGGGAAGAAGAGCAACCTAAACGAAATTATTTGAACGAGTTTATTATTTTTTATTTACAGCTCTTTAAATGCTTGTTTATTTTTCTATTTTGGTATGCACTTAGCTTCTTATTTAGTATTATTGTAAGAATTTGTATTGAGGCAGTTAAGAGCCCAAAAATGAAGAAATTAATGGAGGATTTAGGAATTCCAGATTTGGCTAATCCTAATACTACGTATGGATATGTATATTCTCCATGGAAAGAAGCAAAAGACTTCTTATTTGGTTCTATGTCTTCTCAATCAGGCGATGATCTTGACGAAGAGGACACTGAATATTTTAAAGAAGTTTTTGGCAAAGGCAAGAAGTGGCTTGGTGAATTATTTGAGTTTATCATATCGAAAATTGATATCGATGTAGATAAACATTATACCACTCTAGGATATTTACGAGCGTGTAAATTGATAAAACAATTGAATTTGATTTTTGATATTTTGGTCTCTTTGGAAATTTTGGAAAATTTTTCAATTGAGATTAAAGGATATAAGATCTTTACACCTAGTAAATTAGGAAAGAAAACTAAACCATTTGATTTATTAGATGCGTGTTATGAATTTTGTTCCTTGTTTGTGAAAACTTGTTGGGCCTTTCCTGAGAAGGGCTTTAAAGCTTTTTACGAAGACGCTATTAATGGCGTTTTTGAGGAAGATTATGCCTATGTTTTATCAAGTTATATCTTGTTTGAGACTGGGAAAAATTGTGACGTTGATGATGTCAAAGAGTATGACTTACGTTTGCAGAGAGCTATTGATGCGGCTACGACCAGCATTAAAGCTAATTCTGAAAAAGCTTATTACACTCCCAAATTGAAGGAGTTAAAAGTTTTACAAGCAAAACGTATCGCCTCACAGAAAGATTTTATTAGGATGAAACCTTATGGAATTTTACTGTTTGGTGGATCATCAGTAGGAAAATCGTCGATAGCGAACGCTGTCACACGATATATTTTAAAAGTTAATGGTTTTCGCGCATCATCTGACTCCGTTGTAGTTTTGAATGAAGCTGATAAATTTCAGTCTGAATTTCGAACACATCATACAGGAGTTATATTAGATGATTTGTGTAATAGTACTGTAGAAACTACGGAAGGTAATCCGTTATTGAAGGTTATTCAGTTTATTAATAATTCCCCGCAGGCGGCGTTGAATCCAAATGCCGATTTGAAAGGAAATATTATGATTGAGCCAAGAGTTGTGTTAGCTACTACGAATGTAAAAGATTTGAACGCTTCACATTATTCTAATGAACCTTTATCAGTTGCCCGCCGTTTTGATATTACTGTCACACAAACAGTGCGGGAGAAATATCAGTTGTCAGATTCAGCTATGCTTGATTCTGCTAAAGTCGAAAGAGATTTTGCAGGAATTGCATATCCGGATTTTGCATTGTTTACATTGGAAAGACCAATTTTGCATTCTGGCAATATTCGCCAGGGTAATAATAAAACACAACGCGTCACTTATGTACCCATAGTATTTAAGGGGAAAGAGATGCGCGAAGTGAGTTTGTGCGAATTTTTGGAATTTTTAAAGGAAAATACTGCGAAACATTTTAAGGAACAACGTAGTTTTGTTAAGACTCAGCGTGATAATGTTGATATTCAATTGGATGATGAAGGTTTTCCACTTGATATTAACAGAACTAATGAAGTTCTTGATTCTGAATTTGGTATTCTTGATAATGTTTTCCAGAAGTATTACGATTTGGAAGCATTAGTTTTTAGAAAAATAAGTGAGTTGGTATTTATTATTTTGAGTACTAAGATATGTCGTAATTGGATTATTAGTAAATATTGCATTGACATTTGTGTTAAAGTGATTTTTGTATACACGATTTGTTTAATGTGTATTACGCACCATCCAAGGATATATGTTGTACTTATACTTACAATTCAGATTCAACAATGGCTACTTTATAAAGCATTGTGTTATGTAATTAAATACAAAATACAACATATGAAGAAACCTAGTGATTATCTGAGGGAGATGACTATGCTTGATAGAGCTAGATTCATTTCCATGCTTGGTGGTATTACCGCTATGTCAATGATTGGTTCTGTTATCAAATTAATTTATGATATGCTAACATCAGAGGCAGCGGAATATATGCGACCTAGTGTAGATATTACTGAAAAGAAGAAGGAGCATTCAGCTACGGAATTTTGGGATGAACATTCGCGTTATAAGCGATTTACATTTAACCCACGGATTTCAGGCTCTGCTCGTTGTACTACACCAGACCAATTAACTGGAATGGTAAGTAGGAGGATTATGATGATTCATATTAAATTGAAGAATGGCAAGACAAGATTTTGTAATTGTTTACCAATTCGAGGTAATATGGCATTGATTCCTTCACATGTAGTACCTGATTATGATGCGGAAGCATTGATTACGAAGCCGGGAGCTAATCCTAAGAACGTAAGTATATCAATGCAATCTTGTTACAGGATACCAAAAACAGATATTTGTGTATGGTATGTTCCTGAGCTAGGTGATCAGCGTGATTTAACAGCTTATTTTCCTGGAGATATTGCACATGGTAAGCAAATTGTTGGTGATATGGTGTATAATGACCAAGGTGAGATAAAAACTTACCGGAAATTATTAGGTACACGTACTACCAATAGGACCACGCTAGGCGGATCATTTGAATCGCTTAGTTATTATTTTCCAGAGCAGACTTTCCAGGGTCTGTGTATGGCGACATTTGTAGGTCGTGATAACAAAGACATGCCGTTCATTGGTGGATTCCATTTAGGTGGGAAAAACCATACTGCAGCAGCAGGTTTTATTACACGCGATCAGGTTTTAGAAGCGATTGATAATATTGCAAAGAAACCTTCAATATTGCCATCACATGCCGGACAATCCTTTGAAACAATAATCGGGGACATTGATGTTGGACCATTGCAAGAACCACACGAGTTATGTGTTACTAGAAATTTAGATAGTGACGCACGGTGTGTTGTATATGGAGCACATAATAGACCTGGAGCAACACCAAAATCTGAAGTAGTAATTTCTTCGATTTCACAAAAAGTTCAAGAACATTTGGGCTTAGAACGTATGCACGATAAACCTCACATGATGAGAGATATAATGCACAAGGAAGTGGATATTGAGAATAAAACACATACTGCGTATAGATTTGATGCTGCATTAGTTGATAAGGCTGTTGTGGATTTTAATGCGACTTTGACTTCTAAGTTGAAGAAAAAGTTGCATAATCTTGGCAAGTTAGATGATGATGTAGTTCTTGCAGGTTTAGACGGAGTAGTTGGTATTAATGCCATGAACTTTGCTACAGCCTGTGGATTTCCTTTATCTGGACCTAAAACAACTCTCGTAAGTAAATCTGAGAGAATTGTGGAAGGAATTTCATGCCCTAGAGATATTGATCCTAAAGTTTTGGATGAGATTAAGAAACTCGAAGAAACTTTACTGGATGGAAACCGAATTAACACTGTATTCAAAGCTTCGTTAAAAGATGAGCCTACTAAAATTGGCAAGAAGAAAGTTCGTGTATTTGCTGGATGTAACATTTATTTTATAATGTTGGTCAGGAAGTATTTCCTGTCGATTTCAGCTCTTATGCAACAGAATAAAGAGGTTTTTGAATGTGCTGTTGGTTTGAATGTGGAATCACCAGAATGGACTAAAATGATGAAACATGTATACAAGCATGGAGTAGACAGAGTAGTTGCAGGTGATTACAAATCTTTTGATGGACGAATGTCTCCGAGATTTATGTTGGCGAGTTTTAAGATTTTGATTAATCTTGCAGAGTTGAGCGGTAATTACGATGCTGATGATTTGACTATCATGCGTGGTATTGCCACTGAAATTTGTTCACCGACTTATGATTATTTTGGGACATTGGTACAGTTTTATGGATCAAATCCTTCGGGACATCCATTGACGGTTGTTACCAATTCATTGGTCAATAGTTTGTATATGCGTTATGTGTATTATAAGATTGCACAGGAAGAAAGGTGGTGGAAAACGCCATTATTTTCTGATGTTGTTGCTTTATTGACTTATGGTGATGATAACATTATGTCTGTTAGAAAAGGTTATGATGCTTATAATCATACCAATATTGCACGAGTTTTAGCTGATAGTGATATAACATACACTATGGCTGATAAAGAGGCTGAATCTGTTCCATTTATACATGGTTCTGAGGCAGGCTTCTTAAAACATAATGCAGTTTGGGATGATGAATTACAATTGTATCGCGCAGTTATTGAAGAAAGTTCGATTGCTAAGATGCTTCATGCACATGGAAAATCGCAAATTTCGGAAGAGCTTCATGCTGCTTGTACGATTAAGGATGCTCTTGACAAGTATGCGCATTTTGGACGTGAGAAATACACCGAAAGATGTGCACAACTTAAGCAAGTTGCAGATGAATGTAATCTTACAGGACTTGTAGGTTCGTTCCCCACTTATCAGGAACAAATCTTGAAGTATTGTGAGAAGTACGAATGGGACGAAAACCCATACCCTCCCTCGAAAGAGGAATAGGGTAAATTTTCGTGATTGTAGTATCGCGTTGGACACATGCGATCAAAATTAAAGAACCCAAGTGAGGTAGTTACGGACTTGCATATAGTATCTTCCAAACTAAATGTATGTTACGAAAACTCATTTGTCTCGAACCTCCCCCGTGAGGTACCACTATTTAGTGGTGTAGTTTGAAACTACAAACAAGAGAAGCTCTGATTCAGGTATATTGATGCATATACTTGTTTTAATACGTAAATAGCATTACTAGTATTACACAATATCCAAGTGCATTGGATTTAACTATGCACAATGGGAAGTTCCAGGCCCCTTATACACTGGAAACGGCGTTGGTGCGTATTCACCAACTACAACATGATGTCGCACGAAAGTACGGACATAGTAGAAAATTAAAACGTAAGATTGCTGAGTTGCAATTGGAAATTGATAAACTAAAAGAACCAATTTTGCCTTCTCAATCTGCTACTTTGAATGTCAGCAAGGCTGATGATACTGCGAAAGCAGAAATCACAACTTTTGCTGATGAATCTGCCGGTTGGAATACTACGGTACCCACCGCTCCAGATGCTACATTCAACTTGGCTAATAATAGTGACAGCGATTTAGGAAGTTTTTTATGTCGTCCAATTAATGTGGCAACATATCAATGGGCTATCAATACTCCATTATATGAGACATTGAACCCATGGACAGCTTATTTAACTAATCCTTTTATTCGGGATAAGATAGCTAATTTTGAACTTTTACGCATGAATTTGCATATGAAAGTACTAATTAGTGGAACACCATTTCATTATGGCAGAGCTTTAGTATCATACAATCCATTAAGTGGATTTGACCAAGTCACAATAGAACGTGGTCTTGGTGGTGCTTTAGATGCTGATTTGGTAGGAGCTTCACAGAAGCCCCATATCTTTCTCAACCCAACTTTAAATGCTGGTGGGGTTTTGCAAATTCCTTATTTTTATAAAGAGAATTACATTCCACTAACAGAACCGGATATTACGGATGGTTTAGGAGAAGTAGTGTTTAGGTCTTTTGGAAATTTACGGCATACTGATGTAGGTAATCCAGTAACCATTAATGTATATTTATGGGCTACTGATGTTACATTGACAATGCCAACTTCCAAATCACTTCCTCCTTTGCCTTCTCAATCCGGAGTTATGAACTCTGGTGACGAGTATGGTCAGGGAATTATTTCCAAACCAGCTTCTGCTGTTGCGAAAGCAGCAGGGGCGTTAAAAAGCATTCCACTAATAAGACCTTATGCACGAGCTACAGAAATAGTAGCTAGTGGTGTAGGCGATGTGGCACGACTATTTGGTTATAGTAGACCAGCAGTTATCACAGATCCAGTAATCATGAAACCTGTACCATTGGGTAATGTTGCTAATGTGGATGCTGCTGATCCTGTAAACAAATTAACACTAGATTCCAAGAATGAAGTTACTATTGATCCTAGGGTCACAGGACTTGAAGGCAAGGATGAAATGGGAGTACTAGATTATGTTAAGAGAGAATCTTATTTGACTACCTTTAATTGGACTAGTGATGCCGCACCTGGTGATATGTTATTTAATTGTCGTGTAGCTCCAGACCTTTATAGGTCTGTGGTTTATACAACACCAACAACTAGGAGGGAGTTACATATGACTCCTGCGTGTCATATGGCACAATTATTTAGATATTGGCAAGGTTCAATTAAATTTAGATTTCAAATTGTTAAATCAGCTTATCATAAGGGACGTATGTTGGTAAGATATGATCCTCGTAGTTTAGGTGCTACTTTGGACTATAATACTAACTATTCTCGTGTGATTGATATAGCTGAGGCAGAGGATTTTGAGATTACCATTGGTTGGGGACAACACCAGCCTTGGTTAGAATGTGAGGAACTTGGCATCTTCCCTAATTTCTCATCCACTGTTAGACTTAACGAATTTCTTGTGCGAGCAGCCAATGGAGTTATTGAACTTGATGTTATCAATGAATTGGTTTCTCCAAGCGCTAGTTCAGACATTTCCATTAATGTTTATGTATCTATGTGTGATGATGCTAAATTTGCTCAGCCCGATGGCCAGAAAATTAAGAATCTCACTTATTTTAGACACCCAAATGAGCCATCACCTGATCCACCACCGTTGGATTCACAGAGTGGAATTGTAGAACAAGATGGAATTGATGAGCCGTTAGCTGCAACTCAATTAGAAACAATTGCAAGTGAGTCTGCACCAGCAGACCAAACAATGAATGTTTTCTTTGGAGAAAATGTTACGAGTATTAGAGAATTAGCTAAGAGATATGTTCTCACTAGATATTGGAATGTTGTTTTTCCGGAAGGAGCAGGAATAAATATAGCCCAATTACGAAACAAAGTTTTTCCTTATCAACAAGGGTATGATCCCAAGGGTATTGATGGTGAACAATTTGGACTTTACACACATAGTGCTATGAATCCTATTAGTTACTTCCACCCTTGTTACGCTGGGTACAGGGGATCTATGAGACACAAGTATTTGTATCATTCAACTGGTAATATGGACTTACCAGTTGTCCAACGAGAAGATTATTCACCTGATACCGCGGGAATATGGTCAATAATACCTTTAGCAGCAACAGGTAATAATTCAGCAAACCTTACGAGACGGTTTACTAACACGAGTTGGCAAGGTGCTGCTGGAACAGGAACAATGATCAATAATGGCATAGAAGTCGAATTCCCTTTTTATAATAAAGGTAGGATAGGATATTCTAGGCTTATTAAAGCTCAAGATTTGGATTGTCCATCAACAAGCTCATGGTTTGCTATTGGATTAGATAACGCCCCCAAAGCTACGACGTTTGAAAAGATAGCGTTTCAGCAATGGACCGCAGCTGGAGAAGATTTTTCATTATATTTTTTCACCGGAGTACCGATTATGTATCAATATCGGGAGTCATAATTGGACCCTGACGGAGACGTCATTAAACATCTTCAGACTTTCTGTCACGTTGGACGGAAGGAATCACTTGGGTGACTCAAGTGTGCGCTGAATCTTAGGATTGTCAGTGTCGGGCTTAGCCCTCTTAATAGTTTAGATTGAACTTGAAAGGGCTTTGCCCAATCAAGATGTAGGTCACAACTTTAAGAGTCAGTTGAGCCTGGAAGAAAGTTATCGTCACTTAGTGTGTTTTTATCGAAAGATTTCACACTATGCGGGGATAGCTTAACGAGCAAAAGTAAAACTTTGTTCCAGGTCATCTCTGCA